ACACTCGGCCAAGGTGAGGTGAGCAACTGCAGGAGTACTGATGATGGCTTGAATGACAGGTATGCAGCACCAAGGTTTCCTCTCATGAACCTGATTCCTTTTTGCAGGTTATGGAGCTCGGTTCTTTGCGTTGGATTGATTACCTGGTTGATATATTCATTGATGTCATCCATCATCTCACTTCCCAAGGTTCTTGTGATGACATGTTTCAGGTCGTCCGAGCCCCTGTCCTTAAAAACCCTGTTCAGCTTGCGTCCGTATTCAGCGAAAGCAATGAAATGCTCCTGATTTCTTACACTCTGGTCGAGTACACTGATCAGGTCCATGTTAACCGGCTTCTGGTGATCTGGACTGATGAAGATACGATCTGTCATGAATCCTTTCTCTACTGAGGTCCTCATGCCTCCAGCGTTCTGGTTGAACAGGTCCTCAGCCACCTGCTCTGCCATATCCTCACCATTGAATGCAAGGCGCAGGATGGGAAGATATTGCTCGACATGGCGCATCGGCTTGTTGAACTCACGGATTGCAACCTCGTTTATTCGCTCTGCATCACCATTGAGACTCTCACGGATAACCTCAAGCAGTTTCCCATACTTCCCCCCATGCTCATCGGAGTACAGGTAGTACTCGGCCTGTTCCAGGAAAGAGTTGTATCGCTGGTCACCGAGTACCTGTATGAGCTTGCTGTCATGTGATAGGCTTGCCTTTTCCTCCTGTGTAACAAAAGTGCCGTAGGCAATGGCGTTACGGTTGTCCTGGTTGTATTGGCTGAGCCATCCGTACATAAGCTGTGAGTATGGCATGTTCCAGTTTTTATGCATGTCAAGGTCAATGGGAACCGTCTCATACAAGTCCTTGTACGTGAAACCAAGCTCCTTCATTGCATCATAGAAAGGCTTGAGTCTTCTTTCCACATTCACCCACTCACGAGCCTGTGCGTCCCTCTTCTGCAACATGAGCAGGTTGTACGCATCACCCTGTCTATCACCGTCCAGCATCATGGCCTTAACGCGCATGGGGTAGGTAGCATAGTACATCGCCCTCAAGGTTCTCTTTGGGCTTTGCTTTTCTGCCTGGTCCTCTCTGGTACCTACTATCGGCTGGTCGGTATACTTGCCGTTGGCCAACTCTTCCAGCTCATTGATGGTCCAGTCGTTGAGTGGTTTTCGCTCCTCGACAAGACGCTCATAGTTCCGCTTTCCGATGGCATCGATGATCTCGTCCTCGGAAGTGCCTGAGAAGAATTCCTGTGCTTCTTCTAGGGTCAACTTGACTCGCTGTCCACCCTCTGCAACATTGACACCATCCCGCCTGAAGTTGGGATCGATCAGGGCCTGTATGCCATATATGGCCTTTGCCTGCTCGTAGTTGGTTGCATCACTGGGTTTGACCATGATCTTGCGGGCCAGCTTCATCTTGTAATCACGTACCTGCTTGGCCTCGGCTACTGCCTTGCGCTTCTCTGCAAGCTGTTCCTTGAGCTTTGCAACCGCCTCATGCTTCTTGATGGTCGCTTCAAGACGTGCATCCTTGCGCATCTTCATGACCTCTTTGTGCATGTCTGCAACGCTTTTCTGCAGGCTGAATACCTTCTGGGACTGGGCTTTTGGTACATCCTTTCCATCATTATTCAGCTTGCGCAGCTTAGCAAGCTCCCTGTCCAGCTCCGCCTTCCCGATCCTGTAGTCCTTTGCAATACGGATTCGCAACTTCTGCTCTTCAGAAAGGTTTTTCTCAAGATTCTTGATATCCTGCTCAGCATCGCTTATTTGCTTGTTCAGGTCCCCTATGATGATCGCATCATCCTTGATGACCTTTTCTGCAGCACCCTCAAACGTCTCCTTGCCTGAGAGAATTGCTTTTCTGAGAGGTGCAGCCTCAATACGATTTGCCAGTTTCAGCCTTTCGGTTATGGACATGGATTCAAGCTCACGGTAGCCGGGATCCTCGATACCAGGAAGGCGGGAGTCAATTACTGCTGGGCGCAGTTCCTCATCTTCCATCACGTCAGCATAAATGTCCCTGTAGTACCTGATTGCGTCTCCTGTCATGATGGTACGGATACGCTTTGTGGAGCTTGCTGTTGGCCTCTTTCCCCCATACGCCCTGGTTGCATTGGATATGATGGAAGGGTGCATTGCATCAGCCATGTTACGGACATTGTAAATGGCATCAGAGGTCTGCTGGTTGCCCTCAGCCTGCTTCAGTGAGGAACTGTCCAGCATCCATCCCAGATTGCGCAGGAAGGCGTACACGCCATCGTCTGTGGCAAGCTGGTCCTTCATGTACTGGTCCTTTGCCTGCTCGCTCTCCAGCTGCCTGGTTGCCTCCTGCAGTTGTTCTGCATCAGCATCCTCAGTGATGCCATTGGCTTGGTTGAAAACTTCTTGGTACCATGAGTCATCAGTGCTGGATGGGTTGTCGGGATCTGCAAAGGCTTCGTAGAATGCCTTCAGTTCCTGCCAGCTCTCGAAGCCACGCGCTTCCTCAAGGATCGACTCTGAGAAGTCCTGGTCGTCCTGGAAGAGGATATTTGGGCCAAACCCAGCAATGTTTCTTGATCTCCTGTTGCCAATACCTAGATATAAATGCGCTTCGTCGTCGAATATGTCGTCAATTTCCAGTAATTCAGCCGGTATTTCAAACTTTACCACTGATTCGCCATATCCTACGATTTGACCGTCAGGCTTGGTTGAAAAGAACAATCCATCTTCTTTCGCAATCATCATACCAGTAGCTTCGATATTCTTTGCTGCCTCTTTTGAAGTAGCATGGTATAGGGTGATAATTCCTAGATCACTTACATCTGCACCAACTTGTTTAACCTCATCGATCAAGTCGAGCACATCGAGCAACATGTCTCCTTGTACACGTTTTTCTAGAGATTTTGTTTCCCTTGCTTCCTGAAAGAGGATGTTCGGATTATTCGAATCCCATATACCTTGGTTGTTGACTGATTTGATCTTGGTTGGAGCGAAGACAACGATCTCGTTACCGAAACGAGCAGCATCATACCCAAGGTTTTCAGCAATCTGTATGTCATACTGTTGTGCAAGAGCTAAGAGGTCCTGATTGCTTGCGTTCTCTAGCCCAGGTTCCATCCATACTACATCAATCTTCAGTCCATCCAGGGACCGTTCTTCTCTGGCCTTCGCTCTTTCATGGAAATAGTTTTCTGTTTCAGCCTTCTTTTTCTCGAAAAACTTTGTTCCAGCTTGTCTCCCCTCTTCTGTATCGTCAAAAGATTTCCTTACTTCTCTCCCATATCCTGCTATTTCTGATTCTGGGACTTTATCGTTTAACCTGTCTATAATTTTTGATCTATCTTCATTACTTAGACTGCCCCAGTCTAATAGCCTTTCAGCGCTAATATAAACCGGCATGATATTAGCCCCATACTGTTGTGCTTTACGTATATCAGGAGTGAAATAATATCCATATCCCAATGATGGTAGCTTTTCTCCGGTATTACTAAAAGTTGTAAATGCAGCATCAGTCCCATGATACACAACCAATGGTTTGCCATCATCATCAACAATCTTGCTGTTGCCGAACCACTCCCTGAATGCGGCAGATTCCAGAGGTGGGGCTTCCTGGAAGAGGATGTTGGGGTTAGCAGTATCGAATGCTCCACTGTTGCCGGTGGCACTCTTGATCTGGGTGGGGGAGAATGCAACATACCATGATTCCTTAGAAGTTTTACCACCAAATTGTGCCTTTTTTATAATGACACCATCATATCCCTGTTCTTCTAAAATCCTCCTTGTATCGTTTGAGAATTTTGCAGATTCTGTAAGAGTCTCTTCCTCCATTTTGAAATTACTTCTAACAAACTCCCTGAAATTATCCTGTGTATCAAATACTTTTGGATTTTGAATTGATAAATACACTTCCATTGTATTGTTTCCAAAGTGTTTGCTATTCCTTTCAGACGTTGTAAAAAAAGCTCCTATATTGTCTCCACGATTGTTAGGTATTGTAAAATCAAGGGATTTATCCGAAGTGTCGAAAGCTTCAAACTCTGTATTTGTACTATGATACACAACCAGCGGATTCCCGTTCTCATCCACGACCTTGCTGTCACCAAACCATGCCTTGAATGCTTCGCTATCGGTTGGGGGAGCTTCCTGGAAGAGAATATTAGAGTTACTCCCGTCGAATGTGCCAATATTGTCTGTAGCGGATTTGATTTGGTTCGAATTGAATACAAAATACTCATATACTTCTCCATCCTCAATCATTATTCCGCCATCAAAGCCTTTCTCTTGCAACCTTATGCGTTGGACTTCTCCATCATTTTCATGTACACCACCTTGAAACCCGTCAAATGCCGATTCAAAGTCTGCTGGATTGATAACTCTTAAAAACACATCATTTCTTACTTTTCCATACTCTCCGTATGGATCAATTTCTGGTGCAAAAAAGAAAGCTTGTATTTCTACACCTTTTCTTGCTCTGTTTATATCAAATACTGTTCTCTTCTCATTGGTGTTGTGATACACCACCTTCGGCTCACCATTCTCATCGACAACCTTTGAAGCATTCTCAGGATCATTTATCCAATCCCCAAACCATTCTATGAATGCGGGAGTACGCACCTGCACCCATTGACGCTCGGTGAGATTGGTTGGTTTCCCATTTGGGGCCTTCATCCACTGGTCGGTGTTTCTGTATTGATCAGCAACTGCGTCATATTGGGACTGCGTGTCATCCTGATACAGCTGAGCACCTTCTTGATTCTGGTTAACTGTATCTTGTGTCGCAAGTTGACTGGCAAGAGGGGAGTCAGAATCAGACAACGAATCGAATACCTCGATGATCCTTGGGTCAAGATCAACGCTGTGCTTGAGTGTGGTGTATATTTGTGCCATCCACTTGGCAATCTGGCTGAAGAGTTGCTGGAGCTTGCTGGAAGCAGTCTTTCCGTCTGCCAGGTATCCCTCATAGAGACGAGCTGCAAACTCTTCCTGCCTGCGTCCCCAGTTGTCCTTGGTGAACCCTGAAGCGATGTCTGCAAGGTCCTGTGCATTCATGCCATCAAATACACTGTCAGTGAAAAGCTCTGCATGCTCGTCCAGCCATGTGATGAACTCCGGCTTCTGGGAAGCCTCTGTCACTGCACTCCTGAACTGCTCAAGCTGTCCCATCTGCCTCAGCGATACATGGAACGTCTCATGAGCGAACGTGGAGAAATCGGCCTTCTGGCCTGCGTAGATGATGGCCTTCAGGTCCTCGTCGAACGCAACAGCGCCACGCTTGCCCTGCATGTTTACATCAAGGTCCTCCACATTGCCAAAGAGCTGTCCATCCTTGTAGGAAGCGTCAAGGTATGCCTGGGTGTTCATTCCTGCAGCCTCGGCCCTCATCTGGATGAGTGTTGCTCCTACGGCGCGCTCTGGGGCTGACAGGTTCGGCATTGCGCTCTCTATTTGCCTTTCTATCTGCATTCTCTCGTCTGGATTAGTGAGACCATCCCAGTACTGCAATCCTCCCTCATTCCCGCGTGGATTGCCTGCCAATATCTCGTCACGCACTGCTGTGAGTGATTCGCTCTTTGGCTCCCACTGGATATCATATCCAGGATACTTCTTTGCAAGGGAGAGCACCGCTTCCTTCCTGATACTCTCGTATCCACTCTTCACCAATACGTCCTCGATGGTGATGGTGTTTCCCTGTATGCCATAATCGATATATCCATAACGCGATGAGGTTGCAGGGTCCCCTACCAACAATCTGCGGTTCTCTGTTCCGTCTGGTGACACTGTCACCTCAGAGGCTTCCTGTGTGTATAAATCACCGCTCTGGAGCCTTCTGACCTTTCCTGTGGCCTGTTTCTCGCTTTTCTCTGCATCAAGCTCTGCTATGGCGTTTTCGTCACTCTCTATGGCTGATGATTTTCTCATGCCACTATGTTCTCTATCCCAGATGTCACTCATCGCCCCATCCCAATCGGATGTGGTGATGGTATCTGGTTTCTGCTGCTTCATGGAGGAAACAAACGCTTCCTTGGAAGGTACTGCTGCTGCCTCACGCCTGATTGCAGCCTGCTTGTCTATATCTACCTTGGTATCCAAGACCGATGAGGCACTTCCAAGCACAATAGCCGACGCAAATCCCCTGAGCCCTGCATGGAGTGTGTTCCTAATCAGTTCCTCATCCGGCAATGGGTCACGGGATCCTTTTTCCCTGCTGTCCTGTATCGCATATGAGGTATGGCGTACCAGGTAGTCCAGTGGTTCCTCTATCATTTCCTCAACGGCCTCACCTGTGGCATTGATACCGAGCGCTGCAAGCCCTTGTAGGAACGAACCGAGTTTCCCGCTTGTGGTGAACCTGGTCATTACCTTTGATGCAGCAGAGCTTACCAGGTTGGAGCCTCCAGTAGCCTTGATCACTGTTCCTGCCTCGATACCAAGCCCCGCCTCGATGGCTCCTACCAGAAGCCCGTATGTTCGTGAGCCTACATTGGCGATGTCCTTGTCTATGCCCATGTCCCTGAGTTGCAGGTAACTCACGCCTTCCATAAGTTCACGGGTACGGTTCACTGCTCCAACCGCACCACCTGCTGCCATGATTGCAGCCATGGAGTAGGGGGAAGCTGCAGCGATGGAGCCGAGCACAGCTCCTGTTGTCGCTGTAAAAGCGGTTCCAAGCCCTCCTGCGAACGTTGCACCCATGAGCGCACTCTTTCCCACTTCCAACATGTAAGGCACCGCTCCCTCCAAGGTCCATTTGAGGGCTGTGGTTGCTATGTTGCGTGGCTGGTTGTCCTTCAGTGATTCTATCTCATTTCCCATTGCATCAAGCTGGGCGAGCAGTTCTGTGGTATCTTCCCCTGCAAGGTCAGCCTGCTTGAACTTGTAGGCCAGGTCTGAGTAATCCATGTTGAGACGGCCTGCCTGGAATGAGTCAAGCAGTGCCCTGGTGGTGGTCTTTGCTGGGGTGAACTTCTCCCCGAGCTGTTCCTCGTACAAGTTATCCAGATTCGCATAGGCGGAAGATAGGCTTATACCACGATCACGGCTGAACGCAAGGGCTGTGGCAAACCTCGTAAGCGTCTCTTCTTGGTTACCGCTGTTTATGGCAGTGTTGCTGATGATATCCCATTCCTGTTCGGTTACAGGGATCCCCAACCTCTGGCGTTGTTCCTGCTGAGCCTGCATGACAGTATGATCCTGCTTGTCTGCACCGGAAGCCTTGGCTATATGCTGGTCAATTCGGCTGTTGAGCCCTTCAGTCATGCTGTAGAGATTGTTCTGGGAAGGGTCATTGTTGTTTGTTGGTTTGAACATCAGCCATTCATCTCCTTCTGTCCTGTGCTTTCTTCCATCTGACAAACTCTTCAGGAGTCATTCCACTATTCTCAAACTCTTCTATTAATTCGTTTATATGCGGGACTTCATTGGGATTGCCGTTTACATCCACCTTAGGTTCTGTTTTCTCTTCTTCATATAGCTCAATGATTTCTTTAACTTCTTCCTGTGTTGCCTGCCTGTTCAACCGCACGTCTTCAGGAATCATTTTTCGATCACTGAGTTCTGGCGCAAGCTCCATGGTCATACTGCTGGGGATTTTGGGCTGTGGCATAGGTTCTCCTTTTTTATTTGGAGTTTCATATTCTTTTCTTTTTGGCTTTTCAGCTCCTAGTGGAAGTTGTAGAGCAGTCGGTATCTCTGCCTTCGGCATAAGCCCCATGCTCTCTGGCGTGGCATTTCCGACGGTTCTTTTTTCGATGATCTCATTCACCTTGTTGTATTCCACCTTATTTCCTTCTGAGAACAACTTTGTCTTTGCAAGATCGCTCCCTGTAGCTGATGCTACCACCTCGAATGTCTGTCCACCATTATTGCTGTGCAAGATATTTTCCCTATTTACCGTGTAGAGGTGCGCACGTCCATCTTCCCCTGGAAGCACATACATGGGGACAGGGAGGGTTTCCCCGTCAACGGTGAGCGGTACTGCAGGGGTATTCACCAGCAGGCCTATATCTAGGTTTGTAAGCTCATTCTTCATCTGTCCTGCAACCTGGTCAAAGACCTCTTCAACTGCAGGATCAGACCAGACAACCTTGCCATTGGTATCGTAGTAGACCGTATCTGCATTCTCCTCGATGGTTGAGAGTTTCTGTACACCTTGGAACATATCCTCAGAGGTGTCCTTGCTGTCAATCTTTACTTCCCTTATCGCATCAATGGTCTCGGCTGTGTATCCGCTGACTATCCTGTCCAGTTCCTTGCTGAATGCATCGGCTGTGATGTCCTTGGCTGGGGTAGCCATAAATAGGGAGACAATAGCTCCCCATGCGTTGGTCCTTGCGGCTGCAGCCCTGGGATTCTGCTCGTCCTTCTTCAGGTCGTATCCCCAGTTGTTCTTGTCCATTGCATCAAGGGTTTTCTCGGCTATCTTTTTGTATTCGGAAGGCACTACAAGGTCTTTCAGCTCTCCTGCAAGCTCAGAAGCATAGAAATCATCCTCAATTCCCTTCGTATTCGCTCCGATTGAATTGAGCATCTCAGCGGCCTCATACCCACTCATTTCACCGGCTTGGAGTCTGCTCTTGATACCGTCCACAACAACCTTGTTCATCTTCACCTGCTCCTTGTCAGCATCGGCAAAGGTTTTCTCCAGTGCGGCTATCTTCTTGTCGTAGAGAGTCCCTTGGCTCTGGGCCATGTCATCAAGACCCTTGTAGATGGAGTTGTAGATTGTCCCGTCCTTCTTGGTGATGGAGTCCCTCTGTTCCTTGAGGTATTCGATGTCCACGGAGTTGCTGTCATTCATCCACATCGTGGCTCCTTGTTCTGTGGCCCAAGTGATATGGGAAGCCTTTGCAGCTTCCTGCATTGCCTGTTTCCTGTCCTCTGGGATTCCCTTGGTTGTATCATCAAGCTGGCTGTAGAGTTCAGCAGGGGAGAGGCCCTGCTCAAGGCCGGATGTGAACATGGTCATGGCATCACTTACCAGAGTTGACTTGACCTGTGCGTCACCTTTTGCAGCAGAAGCGATGAAAGCCTGCGCGTCCTCTTCCATGATCCCGTACTGGCCTACCAGTGAATGGGCAAGCTCCGTGGCCTTGGTCATCCCCTCAAGCCTTGCAGTGCGCAAGACAGTCTCCTTGGAGCGGTTGTATCCAAGCGTTTCCTCATATGCTGCGAACTGCACATCCTTCATGGCCTTCGAAAGGCCGTCACGTGCGTAGATGATGCTCCTGCCCATATCTGTGCCACCATTGGCCATATCGCTCTGCATGGCCTTGGTGAGACCCTGCTGGTACTGGGCTTCGCTTACTGCATCAGCGTCATTCATCGCAACAGTGAGCAGTTGGGTTGTGGCTCCTTCCATCAGGCTGTTCAGTGCGTTCTTTCGGTACGCCTTTACGCTATCCATGTCCTTGGAGTTGTCGATCTCTGCAATCTTGCCCTCATACCAGGATTGCATGTCCGGGTTCCAGTCAACCTTTGCCTTTCCGTCCTCTCCTGTGGTGATGACTGTTCGCTTGTGCTTGTAATCATCGACAATTATGTCTGTCAGTTCCTGCGAAATGTCAAAAATATTGTTCTTTGCACCGTCAAGCTGAGATTGCTCTGTCTTATCCCTTGCTGCCTGCCATGCCTGCGCACCAATCTGGGCTGCACCAAGTGCAAAGTCCATCCACATGTTCTGCCTGTTCAGGTCGATCTGCTTCTGTTGCAGATCAAGGCTCTTCTTGCTGAGTTGGTCTGACTGAAGGCTCAGTTTGCCGTAGTCCACACCAATTTCCATGCGCTTTGCATTGTACTTGTTGGTGATTGCATTCGCTGTTGAGCTGTAGTCTATACTTGGTGCGTATATCGCCATTATCGTTTCTCCAATGTCTTATGCAGACTCAGTTCCAAGGTTCTTGAACATGTTCTTCAGGCTCTTCCACCAGTCAGTTCCCTTGAGTGTATCCAGGACTGATGTCTCATCCTCCGGCATGGTGGCAGGGTCAAGCCCTGCAGCCGTATACAGGTCCTCAAGCTCTGCCCTGCTGTAGTTGTCGGTTGTTTCGGTAAGACCGGCCATCATGTCGGTCCCATATCCTGCAGCTTTCCTCGCGTCATCAACAACGCCGTATTGTGCACCAATCTGCTCACTCATATCCCCTAGGCTGTCGATATTGCTGACAAGGTTTCCCTGTAGCACCCCAAGCTGGTCTTCCCAGTTGGTCTTCTGTGCGTTGAGGTTGTTCTGGGTAAGCGCAAGGTTCTGGGATAACAGATTCTGCTGGGTGAGCAATGTTTGCCTGTTTGCCTGTAGCTCAGCGTCTTGTGCAGTATAGGCCTGTCCATATAGACCATCCCCACCGGAGAGGCGCATGTCAGAGCCTGCAAAACGGACCACGTTGGATTTCTGCTGTCCTGCAACCAGTCCCATGGATCCTGTTGCACCACGCTCAGCAGCAACAACATTTGTGCTGGTCCAGTTGCTCAGCAATTCCCCGAGCTGTCCACGCCCCTGTTCCTGCAGATTTCCCATGCTCACGTCATACTCACCCTGCCAGTTGGCCAAGGCGGTATCCACTTGCTCTATATCTGCTTCTATCTTGCCGGTCTCGTAGTCGTAATTCTCATCCCACATATCCAGTGAGCGGTTGAGCGCTTCTATGTCCGATATGAGGGTGGGTATGGTGACATCCTTGATCTGCTCGAAGTTTTCCTGGTAGCTTATCAGGTCGTTCTTTGCGTCGTTGAAGGTGCCACCATATTGGAGATTGAGACTTTCCTCGGCTACGGCTTGGTTCTCTTCTGCCAGATCAAGCTCGTCGCTCTTTGTCGCAATACCATATACACCACCGGCTGCCGCAACTCCCGCAAATGGATTTGCAGTTAGAAGTCCTACACCTACTCCTGTGCCTATTGCTAATACATGTTCCCACCATTTCAAGGCCATGCTACACCTCCACCAAACCGTATTTCGTGATGATTGCAAGGAGGTTGAAAGGCAGCGGCTCCTCACTCACCAAAGTGACCGAACCCTCATAGTCAACCGATGAACTGACCTCAGCCTTGATATCACCTGTCACAAGTTCCAACGTGGTCCCATATTCGTATTCCCCTGGAGTAAGGGAGAGAATCGGTATGGTCCTTCCCTCGATCTGCAGCTTCCCCCCAAGCGTCTTATGGATACGGAGCGCTACACTGAGATATTGCCTTCTCTTTCCGATGCTGGTCCCGTTCGATGGAAGCTCCGGTCTGAGGATGGTAAGCTTTGCCTCAATGGGGAAGCCGATGTTTATCCTCATGAAAGTGCGGTCATAGGTGACATCCCCTGAGGGGGATACCACTCGTACAGGAAGGACTGCCTGGTCAGCGATTGCGTCAACCGTTTCCCCTCCAAGGTATGGCACATTCAAGCTGTCGGTCCCAGATGCACTGTAGTGGTAGCTGTGGCAGTCTATGTATGCAGGGGATGCAGAGTCCTGCAGGAGCGTATCTGGGATTGATATGGACAGTGATTCCAGGAAAAGCGCTCCTGAGCGTTTCACCACCAGAAGCAACTTGTCGTATTCATCCTCCGATCCCGGGACCACATCGATGCTCTGTACTACCATCTCATTCTGGTCCTGTCCGTATCCAAGCGGGTGGCGTGCCCAGCCTATGACGCTGTTGCCTATGTCCAGCGAACAGGAGAGCAGGGATCCGTTTTCCAGCAACACCCATATGACTGCCCCTATCTGCGTCTCGGTAACCACGAATTCCTTGATGCCTGCAGTGAGCAGATGCCTTGCAGTCATGCTGAGCTCGGTCCCCACATAACCACCGCTGTCCTGGCTGTACTGGATGATGTTCAGTGTTTTCCCACCGGTTCCTGCGTAAATCACAAAGCCCTGGTATGCTTGTGGGCGTACCTTGCTGGCTCCTGTGTTGAGGGTGACGCTCATGTCGAATGTGGATGGCGTTGCCATTTCCCCGCTGTCCATCCAGATGGACCTTCCTGCCCCTACGATGATGCGCTTCTGGTTTATCATCCAGTTTATCCTGGAACCGTGCATATCAGTCTCCTGCAGGAAAAATGCATGGTCTGGCAGCACCGTCTCAACACTGTCGATGAGCTCACTGAAGGTGAAGTTGAGAAAACGGTCCCCGGTCTCGTCAGGGCTCCTGGATGCATAGATGGTGTTCGGGTTGTTCGTTGTGCCTGCAAGATACCACCGTCCACCCTTGAAGGCCTGTGTGGATGGATAATCACCTGCTGCAGAGAAGGTCATACCACCGGTGAAGGTGAGCTCAGTCAGGGTGAATGGGGGAGTGGAAGTCTTTTCCAGCTTGGCCGGCTTGTGGGATGGATGCACGATATAAAGCACTCCCTTGTTCATTACGCAGGAGAGCTCGTCAAGCTGTACATCGGTGTATGTTGTTGCAATCTCATAGGTGGCCCCTAAGTGCAGTACCAGCGATCCATCCATGGCAAAGAAGCGTAGCTTGTTGTTGGTGAATTCCACGATGTACCTGTTGTCATCACCACCATCGAAAAGCACGATGCGGGCCTTTGTGATGAGTGAGCCTATGCTTGCCAGGTATCGTGTGCCTGGTCGCTTTACCAGGGCACCATAGATTGTAGGCAGTACATTCTGACACAATCTGAGGCCGGTCTGGTACTTCACACTGTCCAGCCGGCCCTCAAGCATTGGGTCAATCTCCCCGCTTATGAAATTGTTCTGTAAAACAGAGTAGTCTGCCACGATGCTCCTCTCCTATGTCAAACAGGACGGTCAACGGCTCTCGTCGTACCATCCTATCGCGTTGCCTTCCTCATGCTGTGCAATTCCTTCCCTTGTCATGGCCATTGCATGGAGTTGCTGGAACTCGCTGTAGATCCTGTTGCTTATTGCATCGTTCTTGACCATCGGTATGCTGATGAGGTAGGCAAGCTGTCTCACCACCATGTCGCTCAGAAGCGGTGTCATGTCGCTGGGGAGCTTTGGGAGCGCCACATATGAGACGAATACCTCTGTTGCATTGGTGAGGATTTTTTTGTCCATGTATTCGTAGGCTTCCGAGACTTCCACACTCTTGATCAGCGCAAAGTCCTCAGGGAGGGGATACTGGTACAGGTATCCATAGGCTGGTTTCTCAGCAAGTGGCACCAGCTGCACATACTTGGTTGCGTCCCGCCAATGGTATGCAGAGTAGACGGTCTCGATTGCCTGGGGGAGCAACTGTGAGCCATAATTGGCACCTGATGACCCTTCATCAAGGTTGCTGATCTGCGTGAGTCCCACCCTGGTGAGGGCGCGGTTCACGATGTCCACCCATTGCACATCATAGCTGATCGCTGCCATAGCTATTTATCCTTCTTTGCGGTCGTTGTTGCTGTTGATGTTGTTGCCTTCATCACAAGGTCATTGCCGTCCTCTGTTGTGAAATACTTGGCAATGTCGTCGTCATGAAGCTGTTTCATGTCCTTCTGGTCAATGTCGTACACCTTTCCCTCATCAAAGCGTCTGAGTCTTGATGACTGGAAACAACTGGTCTTGCATCTGATTTTCATTCGTACGTTCTCCTTGTTCGGTAGTAAGATGGCGACGGCCGGGCGAACCACAAGCCGCCGCCAAAACAGTTATAGGAGGTCTAATCCGGCTACATGTTACTTACCAAGCTCAATCCATGCATTCACTGTGGTGGCAGTGAAGACACCAGTGCTTGCTGGCGTTGCACCGACCCTGAGATACCTGCGATGCGATGAAGGCATCGGCATGGTTATCTGTGTGAGTGCCGAGGGTTTTGCGGTAAGTTTGCCGGTGGCAATGGTAGCCCAGGATAAACCGTCTGCACTGTCCTGCAGGAACGGTGTCATGCTGTCCGCTGCATTGAAGTCTGCAGCAGGCTGGAACACGATGTCGATGTTCCCGTCATTGCCTGTGTTATGGGTTGCCGGTTCTCCCATGTCCAGATAGTCAGCAGAGTATACTGCTGTGTCCTTGGTTGCGAGGCTCAGTGCCCCGAACATCAATAATTTATCTCGCATGTACTGCTCCTTCTTACGCGGTAAGCGCGCTTTCGGTGTCGAGGATGGTTTCAATCATCATGATTGGAATCCCTACAAGACGAACCACGGGACCGAAGCCCTCGATGTCCTGGAGGGAGTAGGCGGCATTGCTCTTGTCATAGGCCATGGTCTCGACGATTGCATGTGCGGTCCTGTTCCCGAATCCCACTGCATCACGCCCAACGTTCGGCAACTGGTTCTTCATCTTGATGAATTTCGCATGTGCGATGGAGGAGCCACCGCTCTCGATGTTTGCAAGACGGAGAAGAGCCTTCGGGTTCTTGATTTCCATGCCTGCATAGATCTCGTAATGTCGCACCCATGCCCACATATCACCATCGTCTGCGGGTGTGCGCACAAGGTGCCTGCCCCTGTCGTCGCTTGAGATGCCTGGCTGAGCGCCACTGGGATAACGGAAGTTGAAACCTCTCTCCCCAAGCTCCATGAGCCAGATGCTGGTAAGGTCTGAGCCACTTCCACCATTGTCGAAAGTGTACTGCTCGTCCAAGGCAGCCCTGCGCTCTGCAAAGCCCTTGAAACCCTCGATGGAGTTTGTCCCGTAGAAAAGCTCATACATCCAGTTCTTCATGACACCCTCAAGGTTGGCCACATCCTCAGAGTCTCGGACCTTGCCGGGCTCCTTGGCAGTCTTCAGGATGCTGTCGTCGACCCTGCTGTCTGCCTGGTAGGATGCGATTGCCTCGATGAAGGTATCCGCACTGGATGAGATGGACGGCACCGGCCCGTTGGCCTTTACAAATCCGCCATTTCCAAGCCGTACGGCCTGTGTGTACTTGTGAAAAGCACCATCACTGGATGGGAACCAGGGTGCTACCTGAAGCAAGTCGTATTTCTTGGCAAGCTGGGTCAGGAACGACGCCTTGTCGGTATAGCCTTCTCTCTTGCTTGCCTCGACGATGTTCATCGCCTGTGTGCTAACGATCTTTGACATGTCTGATACCTCTCTGACATTTTATGTTTTGTTTGTAGCCGGCCTCCGTTCCCTCACCGCCAAGCCTTATGGTTCCCTACTCGGTACACCTTGGCTGTAAAGCAAGTCCCGTTGCTGCCTTTATCCGATTATCACGCCCCCTTGGAGGGCAATGCAACCAAGCGCGTTACGCTTGGGTCTGGTCCTTGATCTTGTATGCGTTCCTGAACTCGTCAGAGTACCAGGGAGTGCCATTGCTCTCAGCAGTTTCAGGCTCCTTGGGATCAGTATTTGGTTCTGCTGTATCCTGCTGCTTCTTCTTGGTGTCCTCAGGTTCTTCTATACCTGCCAATATGTCGTCAAGTATTCCCATTGTCCTGTCTCCTATTTCCCGTAGGCTTTCTGGAACTCATCGCTGTAGCTGGTCCCGAATTCGCCCTTAGAATCTTCACCTTTCCCGTTAGGTGTCCCGTGCACGAGGGTCCTTCCCCCACGTGCCTTTTCCTCTGCAGCTATCTTAAGCACAAAGTCCGTGTTGTAGATCAGCCCTGAATCCTTGTATAGCTTACCAAGGCCGGTTCTCTGCATGTGTTGCTTGAAGAGGTTTGCGGACTCCTTCATGGCTGCATCACGCTCACTCTTCACCTCGTAAATCTTGTCCAGTTTTGCAGCAAGGCGTGCATCGAAAGTCTGTGCTGCCTGTTTCTGCTGGTTCTGGATTGCAGCCATGCCCTGTAGGTAGTTCCTGGCAAGCACGTGGTACATCTTCTGTGCCTGTGTCTTGGTGAGCCCTGCATCATGGAAGTCCTTGCGGAAGCGGTCAGCCATATCCTTTGGCAGTGCATCCGGGTCGATTCCCTTGACCTCAAGGTCGTATTCCTCAGCCTTCTCTGGAACTCCCAGCTTGGAAAGGAACGCCTTGATATCCTTCTCGTCTGCATCCTTTCCGGGGACCTGCAGGGAGCGCTCCAGCTTCTTGGATAGCTCAACGTAGTTGTCGGCAATGTCGTCCAGCTTCTGGTGCTTGTAGACGTATTTCTGGTAGTCATCGCTCTCACGCTTCTCAGGGGAGAGCTGGGAAGCATACTTGGGTAGCTCCGGCTTGGTACCTTCATTCGGCTTTGCATCGCCTGCTGGAGCTCCTTCACTGCCTTCCGTACCACTCGGTGGTGTTCCGGTAGGGTCCGCAGGTGTTGTATCCCCTGCAGGAGCAGGATTGCCTTCTGTGGAGGGGG